ATACAGATCACGGTAAGGCAATTGGACAACGCCCATCAGATTCTGAACATCAAGCGGTTTTGACCAGCCTAAGAGATCGGAAATCTTTGAAGCAGCACCAAATGCCCATCCACCAACTCTTGAGAGTCCGCCAACGAATGATGTATCGTGGTTAGCATTCAGATACTTTGAAATACTTCCAAAGGAACTGGATACAATTTTGCTTTTGCGAGTGGCTTCCACAATTCCAGCTAGAGCTGTAGAAGCTTCAACAACAGCAACACGAGGTTGGACACCATAAGTTTTGAGATTCTCAATATTGATGAATAGGGACATGTTGATGGCATTGGGTGAAACAGACGAGGCAAGTGCAATGATTGGAACGATGTGAATGTTACCCAAATATCGGCGGTCAGATGGATCCAAAGGTACCCGAGTAGGATAGAGTGGGATCACATTAGATTCACCGACATATGGGATAGACAAAGTAGCACTGGTGGTCTCGGCTATATTGATAATAACATGCGGACAGCCTGAATAGAAAGTTTGTTTACCAAGAGTGTTTGCTCCAACTGGAACTCCACAACCTGGCGGCGTATATGCAACTAGAAACATACCCAGCATTGTTGGATCGGTATTCCAGGTTAGCTTAATATTAAACGTCCCTGAAAATCCAACAAAGCCACGCAGTTTGTCTAGTGCAGGCATGTTATTGATGATATCAGCGAGAGGCTTAACGTAGTGTTGCTCTTGCTTATATGCATCGAACCGGTGGTAACGACTAAGAATATCAGTAATGTGCTTCATGTCTGAATCAGGCATGGATGGCAAGAAAGGAGTAGTAAATGCTTCGCCACTGGAATTGCCATGAGTAGTATTACCAAACTCGGAAAAACCAGTAACGTCACGATTTTCTTCTAGAATCTCTCCAACAAAAGCATCATTATTGACATTATCATTGATTTGTTTTGTATTATTTACATTGTATTCTTGTGTAGTAGTAGCAGGCTTTATTTACATACCTCATGTCGCTCAGCCTAGTGCTTGTGAGGTTGATTGTACCTTGTTTAGGGGGTTGCCCATGAGTGTGGTTTCCTAAATAGGCACTCAGTTTATCCACTTAAGGAACAGTCTATACAATCTTTGACTCGTAGTTTATAGCCTTCGGGCGCAGGTTCAACTTAGGACCAGTTCAATTCCGGGAAATTCTTCAGGAGCGTTCCATCTCGAATCATCAGCCTGTAATCATGGTAATCACTGTTAACCAGGGTCATTCCGTAGACATCAGCACAGACATTCTTGATCTTTCGGCTATAATCGTTGAAGAGGGATTCATCATGAAGAGCAAGTTCAGCAAAAGCAGCACGAGCGTTCTGAGTTATCACAGTTTCTTCAAAAGTATTACCGTGAATCCAGTTGAAACATTCCATGATCGAAGCCAACTTGAGAGGGGACATCCAGATTCGGTTATCACTGTCAAACACGAAACCTCGCTTCAAAAAGAAACATTGATTAAGTTGTTTAAAACCTGTCATAACACCAGTCTTTTCCTCATCCGTATAGATCATTCCGAAAGTAGCAAATGCTTGTGTCATACTTTCCTGGTTAAACCATTTTGACACTCGTGATGAGATGTTCAATAGATTATCATCACCATAAGCAATCATCGAAACAGTGTCGTTAAACTCTGAGTCGTCAGGTCGTTCCATATAGAAAGTTACTCTGCAAGCGATGGAATTGTACATACTATTCAGAATAGCAGTTGCTGGATTTCCAGAAGGCTGCGAGTGGTTGAGTTTGTACAAGTACTTACCACAGATGTGATATGAATTGACTACACTCTCCCATAGACAACGTCGCACTTGAGCATCGGATTTAGAATAATTAGGACACTTCTCATAATATTCCTCGATCACATTCAAAATTGACCATAGGATATCAGGATGAAGAGTTCCATCATAATTACTAAAATCTCCTGCAACATGCTTGTCACCGTACTTCAACAAGTGTTTCGCCAGTTTGTCCCATTCAAGAGATTGACATCGAATTCCAACAGCACTTTCCGTATCTATACGTTTTTCCATAAGAAAAGCGATGAACGAAATAAAATACATGCGGAACGCAATGACAAAATCCATTGGTGCAGCAGCAAAAACACGAGTCTTACCGATCTCGACCTTCATCCTGGGCAGCGTCTCATCCTTGAGTGTATCTGTGAAGATATACGGTTGGACAATTCCTTGCTTCATTCCTTCAATCTGTTTCATAACCAATGTTCGGACTTCCTGTGCTTTCTTTCCATGCAGATCCCATTCCAAGTTGCCAAACCATAGAGTCTTGCCTTTTGATTTTTCATGACTCCATGGATAACCAGCTGATGTTACTCGATTGATTCCCTTGATGTATTCTGAATCAGTTCCTTTGACGGCTTCATCGAAAGACAACACTTGCATATTTGCATAGTTACATCTCGACTTGGCTAATTGTTGCTTATACGATAGGACACTTCTCTTCAGTACATTTTGATCCAGTGTAGGTACATTCTTGAATTGTTTCTGAATGCCTTTGAACATGGGTCCATCAGGAATCTCAGGGTGCATCAGCTTAGCAGGGGCCATCTCACTTGGATAGATCTTGTCGAAAATTCGGGTAGAATGAATCTTTGTTCGAACATTCGGGTGGGGGGGATCAAGAATCTTTCCAAGGGAAATGCAGTTTCCTTCTACAATAGCCTTAGGTAGCTCTTCAGTGGTAACAAACTTTGGCATCAGCTGTTCGTCCTCATCCACAACCATCTCAAGATCTTCTGCAACGAGAGGGATAAAACAAGCCTTTCCAGCACAGCCAGCAAAGTGAATACCACAGATTCTTCTTGAGCTAATCAAGGAATCCATAATATAAACACTGCCACAATCTCCTTCTCGTGAACCAATGTTGGTGGTGGCCGATTGGCACGTGAATCGTGAACCATCTGTATCGACTGTCTCTTGCATTGTGATGTTTTCAACACAACCAAACTTAGTTTCATAGCTTGTATTAGGACAGTCAGCCACAGTTGATACGACTCGAGTTCCAACAAGATTGGAGAGATACGATTTTTCCATGACATGCTTTCGCAGATCCGGATAACGAGCGCACTTCTTATCAAGTTGGATTGTGCATAGATCAGTCATTTGTCCAGCTCTCAGGTAGTCCTTCACTTGTGCTCTAAGATCGGTCCAGTAATAGTCTATTCCCTGATTGGCAAAAGATGAACAAATGCGAACCTTGAAGTTCTCTCTTTGTTCTTGCATACGGTCCATAAGTCGCACATAATGAGCATTGATGATGAAAGTTCGGCCGACTGGGAAGAAAATGCGAATTGGCATATTACCATTAACAATTTCGTCCTTCTCGTCCAACCACAAAATCTTAGCCATATTAGTACGAATCTTAAGATTTAGGTCCGATGCATTAGAGGAAACCCATCCTTCATACTGATTGCAAAAAGCTCGCTTTTCAATATCAATCTTCTGGATATCTTCCTCACTCATTTGCTTGAAAGTAGTCCAACAGGGAATAGCATCCTTCATAAATTCCAGTCCTTCTTCTTCTGACATACCCTGCTTCTCAATGTGGTTAAGTACTTTGATCAGCAAATTGTTCCACATGATTCGGCGAGTAGTTGTTGGATTTTCAAACCAGCCTTCACATGATACATCAATGGCTTGTTGACCATATTCATACTGGAACTGAGCCTTGTTTATTCTAGACT